AAAAAAGAATGAAGGATATTAAGCCGAACGTAATAATAAACCCAATCACGTTTCCTAATGTATTAGTGTCAGATGCTGAGAAGGCTAGCCAAGAGTTCGGTCTTCGTATAGGCCAAAGTATTCAATACGAATGGTTCAGACGTTCTGGCAACAGCTGCAGGTTCTATGATCAATGGGTAGATTTCCACAGACTTAGACTATACGCAAGGGGCGAGCAATCGATCGCCAAGTACAAGGCTACGTTTGACCCACAGGGAGACCTATCACACCTTAATTTAGACTGGACGCCTGTGCCGGTTATTCCTAAGTTCGTTGACATCGTTGTTAACGGGATGCAGGAAAGGATATATAAGGTAAAGGCAGAGGCTGTAGATATAATGTCTGCAGAAAAAAAGAACGCCTTCCAGGATATGGTCGAGGCTAATATGTACGCAAAGGATGCGCTGATGTCGATCAAGCAAAACTTTGGCGTAGATGCATTTGACATACCTCCAGATCGATTACCAGAGAACAAGCAAGAGTTGAACCTGTATATGCAGCTGAACTACAAGCCAAGTATTGAGATAGCCGAGGAGGTCGCCATCGATACGGTGATGCAGCAGAACAAATACGATCTAGTAAAGAAGCAGGTAGACTATGACTTAACGGTACTAGGTATCGGAGGGTGCAGACATATGTTCTACCCTAACTCAGGTATCAAGGTTGATTATGTTGACCCGGCTAATGTCGTGTACTCATATACCGAGTCTCCTACATTCGATGACGTATTCTACTGGGGAGAGGTGAAGCAAGTCCCAATATCTGAGCTGTATAAAATAAAGCCAGAGCTTACAAAGGACGAGCTCAACGAGATATCAAACCTTGGGTCTGCTTGGTATGACTACTACGGCGTAATGAGAACGTACAGAAACGATCTATTCCAAAGGGATGTGGTCACGCTTCTGTACTTCAACTATAAGACAGACAAGAAATTTGTCTACAAAAAAAAGAAATTAGACAACGGGATGGAGAAGGTAATCCGAAAGGACGAAGGCTTCAACCCTGAGCAAAACGATAACTTTGAAAGGATAGAGAGACGTATCGATGTGTGGTACGAAGGCGTAATGGTGATGGGTAGTTCGTATCTGTTGAAGTGGGAGATGGCAAAGAACATGGTTCGCCCTCAGTCGGCCTCTCAGTATGCATTATCGAACTACGTGTTTTGTGCTCCTAGACTATACAAGGGCGGAATAGAGTCATTGGTAAGACGTATGATTACGTTTGCCGATCTTATTCAATTGACACACCTAAAACTCCAGCAGGTCTTGTCTAAGATGGTGCCGGACGGTGTGTTCTTGGACGCAGACGGTATCAACGAGGTAGACCTAGGCACTGGTGCCGCATATAACCCTGAGGATGCACTTAGATTGTACTTCCAGACAGGTAGCGTCATTGGTCGAAGCTATACGCAGGACGGCGAGTTCAATCACGCCAAGATACCTATCCAACAACTTACGGCTAACAGCGGCCAGGACAAGATAGGCAGTCTGGCCAATACGTATAATCATTATTTAAGCATGATACGTGATGTCACCGGTCTCAACGAGGCTCGTGACGGATCGACACCTGATGCCAACGCATTGGTAGGCGTTCAGAAGCTAGCTGCGGCAAATTCAAACACAGCCACAAGACATATCTTACAGGCTAGTCTGTTTATCACCAAGCGTATGGCCGAGGCGTTATCGTGTCGTATCGCAGACGTGTTGGAGTACTCTGAGTTCAAGGAAGAGCTATCTATGCAGATAGGTAAATATAGTGTGGCTACACTTGAGGATATAAAGAACCTATATTTACACGACTTTGGAATATTCATCGACGTTGCACCTGACGAGGAGGAGAAGGCTATACTTGAGCAGAACATTCAGATGGCTCTCAAGGGAGGCCAGATCAATCTTGAGGACGCTATCGATATCCGAGAGATGAAGAATATCAAGCTGGCCAATGAGTTGCTAAAGAAGAAGCGTAAGGACAGAGACAAGCAGCGAATGGACGAGGAGAAGCAGAAGATGGATATGCAAACACAGAGCAATGTCCAGTCAACTCAGGCGGCTTCACAGGCTAAGGCTCAGGCTACACAGGCAGAGGCTCAGATAAAGATGCAGGTAATGCAGTCCCAACATCAGTTTGATATGGATAAGATGAAGGCAGAGGCAGAGCTCAAGCTACAGTTAATGACAAAAGAGTTTGAGTTCAATATGCAGCTAAAGGGCGCAGATACAAGCCTTCAGGACAAACGTGATAAGATGAAGGAGGACGCAAAAGATAACAGAACAAAGATCCAAGCAACACAACAATCAAAGTTGATCGAGCAACGTAAGAAGGACCTACCTCCTACAGACTTTGAGTCAAATGAGGATTCTCTTGATGGGTTTTCGTTGAACGAATTTTCTCCTCATTAGGAGTTAATCAAATGTTATCATAACTTTGTACGCAAATTAAATATAATATGGAATTTACAACTGTAAGGGAAGTCCCGCACGAAGAAAAATCAGTGCAAGAGATAGAGGCATCGCTTCTAGCCAAGCACGAAGAGGAACATCAACAGGCAGCTGCTCCGCAAGAGCCGGCAGCAGAGGTCGCTCAATCGGCACCTGAGTTTGATGAAAAAATAGTTCTTACACATATTAAGGATAGATACAATAAAGAGTTTAGCTCTGTCAACGAGATGTTATCTCAACGCCAGGCTAACGAGGACCTACCTGAAGACGTATCTGCATTCTTCAAATTTAAGAAGGATACAGGACGAGGGATCGATGACTTTGTTAAGATTAACAGAGACTTCGAAAAGGAGGACCCAAAGAAATTGCTATCGGAGTATATGGCTATGAATAACCCTGACCTTGACCCGGACGATATTATGTTCGAGATAGATCAGAAGTATAGCTATGACGACGAGTTTGATGACGAAAGAGAAATCAAACAGAAGAAGATAGCAATGAAAAAAGACCTTTCTGATGCTTTGAAGTTTTTCAATCAACAAAAGGAACAATACAAGGTGCCGCTTGGGTCAAGCGACGCCTCAGTTCCTGGTAACGAGAGAGAATCTTACGAGCAATATAAAAGAACTATGCAAGAGGCGGCTAGTTCTCAAGAGAATAGTAAGAAGCAATCAGACTATTTCGTCCAAAAGACAAACGACTTGTTCAATGATAAATTCAAAGGTTTTGAGTTTAATATCAATGGCAAGCAGTTGGCTTACAAACCGGGCGATACAGAAAAGATTAAGCAATCCCAGATGGACGTGAACAACTTTATTAAGAATCACGTCAACGAACAAGGGTTCCTTAAAGATGCTGCTGCTTACCATAAATCATTGTCGGTCGCAATGAATCCGGACGCATTCGCAAAGCATTTCTACGAACAGGGACAGGCAGACGCCATCTCCGATTCTACAAGAGAGATGAAGAATATTGACATGGGCGGAGTGAGACGCTCACCTGAGGTCACAAGTAAGGAAGGATTTAAAGTAACCGTTATTGACGACGAAAGAGGTAATAGCCTTAGAATAAAAAGCAACAAAAATCGTTAACAACAAAAAAAATTAAAAAATGGCAGGAACATTATCGAGTACACCCACATACGGGTTAACTCCGGCCCCTGTAAAGGCGGCATTACCAACAAATTACATTACCAATTTCAACTTCTTAAATCAATATCTTCCAGATACTTACGAAAAGGAGTTTGAGCGTTATGGTAATAGATCAATTGCATCATTCTTACGTATGGTAGGAGCAGAGATGCCAACTAACTCAGACATGATCAGATGGTCAGAGCAAGGTCGTTTACATACAAAATACATAGGGATTACAGCGACTTCTACTAGTGGGTCAGGCATAACGCTTCGTCAAAAACTTACATTAGGAACTAACAAGGCTTGTAACTTCAGAGTTGGTCAAACAGTAGCTTTATCGTCTACTGCTTCAAATGTAATGTACAAAGCTGTTGTTACTGATGTAACAACAGGTACTGAAGGGACTACTGCAGGAGACTTTACTGTAGCTTATTATGGTACTTCAAGTTTTACAAATTCAACTACTGTAGATATTGTAGCATTTGTATACGGATCTGAATTTAAGAAAGGGTCAAGCGGTATGGAAGGGTCTCTTGAAGCACAGGATACATTTTTAAGTAATAAACCAGTAATTATTAAGGACAATTACCAAGTTGCTGGTTCTGATATGGCTCAAATTGGATGGGTTGAAGTAGCATCTGAAAATGGGGCGACAGGCTATCTGTGGTACATTAAATCAGAGCACGAGACACGTCTTCGTTTTGAAGATTATCTTGAAATGGCAATGGTAGAAGGTCAACCCGCAGCTTATAACTCAGGAGCTGAAAACTACTTATCTGGATCTACGCCAGTTGATGGGACTGTAAATGCAGGTACTAAAGGATTGTTTTATGAAGTAGAACAGCGTGGTAACGTATGGTCAGGTGGTAACCCACAAACATTGAATGACTTCGATGCAATCATCCAACGTCTTGACAAACAAGGTGCTATCCAGGAGAATGCAATCTTCTTAAATCGTCAGTTCAGCTTTGATATCGATGATATGTTAGCTGCTCAAAATAGTTACGGTGCCGGCGGTTCTAGCTTCGGATTGTTTGACAACGATAAAGAAATGGCATTGAACTTAGGTTTCACAGGATTCCGTAGAGGTTATGATTTCTACAAAACTGACTGGAAATATTTGAACGACGCTACATTGCGTGGTGATATCACAGCAGGGGGAATCAACGGCGTCCTTGTTCCAGCAGGTTCTACAAACGTATATGATCAAGTGTTAGGCAAAAATGCTAAACGCCCATTCTTGCACGTTAGATACAGAGCAAGCGAAACAGAAGATCGTCGTTACAAAACTTGGATTACAGGTGGTGCCGGCGGTGCAACTACAAGTGATCAAGATTTTATGAGAGTTAACTTCTTATCCGAAAGAGCATTATGTGTTCTTGGTGCGAATAACTTCTTCTTATTCAAAAACTAAACAATAACAGGGGCTTCGGCCCCTGTATTTTAAATCTTTAAAAATTAAATTAAATGAAACAGGAATTAAAAGACAGAACTTATATTTTAAATGGGGATGCAACTCCAATAGCATTTATGTTAGCGTCAAAACACACACAAAATAATCCGCTATTATACTGGGATGAGGCAAAGCAAGTCAACAGGGAGTTACGATATGCTCGTAATCAAAAAAGCCCGTTTGTTGATGAGCAAGACGATCACTTTATTTTAGAACACGTTACATTCGTAGACGGATCATTATCAGTTCCAAAGACAAACCCAGTACTACAGGCATTTTTAAGTATGCACCCAGGATATGGAACAACATTTATGGAGCTTGACTTTGAAAAAATGGCCAAGGATGAGGTAATCGCATTAAATATAGAGGTTGACGCATTGATAGCCGCTAAAGGGCTTGCAATGGACGCTGCCGAATCTGTGCTTCGTGTGATGACAAATGCTAATGTAGATAAGATGACATCTGATGAGATTAAGCGTGACATATTAATATATGCCAAACGCAATCCGGAAGAGTTCATGGAGGCCATTGACGACCCACAATTAAAACTATACAGTACTGCATCAAAGGCTTTATCGAATGGTACATTTGTCCTTAAAAATAATAACAAGGATATCTATTTCAACATCGGAACAAATAAAAAGAAGTTGTTGACAATACCATTTGGAGAGGATCCGGTGCAAGCTATAGTCTCGTTTTTAATTACTGACGACGGAGTTGAAGTTTTAAAGATGCTCGAAACAAAACAAAAATAACATAACTTTGTAAAAATAAAAAAATGAAAAAATTCCTTCAATTTGCTTTAACAGCATCACCATATTCTACAACAGCTCCAGGCAAATGCTTGGTAGGGTTGGATAACATTACGAATATGCAGCCAGGTAGCACGTCTACATTGCTTATATATTACATAGCTGGGACATCTGCGTCTAAATTAACTATAACATTTGCTGCTGACTCATCATATGGCACACATTACGCCATAATGCAAGCAGTTAGCGATTCTATGGTTTCTGCATCTATGCCAGGCGGTGTGTATGTAATGCCTACACTACCTGTAGCATCAGGTGCATCAACTGCTAATGTAATAACAACAATTGCTTACGCTTAATAAAAAAAAATATGAGTAAAATACTTTCAATACCTACATCAATGATAGGTTCGCATATCAAAAGCGGAGACGGTTCAACTGCTACATTCCCGGTGGGGTCTATTGTGTACACAAATATATCAGGATCAACATACGCTAACGCTGTAATAGCATCAGGATCTTTTGGTAACGCTACGACATTGCCTACTACAATTACGCCAAATACAACATTTACGTATGGCACAACTAACAATTTAGTTTGTTTAGGCAAGCTAAATACAGCTGCTACTACAGCTTGGGTTTCAGGAACATCATTTACAATTGGTCAGTTTATAACAAACGGTGGCAACACATATTATGTTACTACAGCTGGTTCATCTACAGATGGCCCTACTAATACATCAGGTTCTAGTGGAGCTTTAGCTGGAGGAACTTTAGTTGTAAGTTATGTTTCGGCATCTACAGCTTGGGTTACTGGTACTTCGTACAACGCAAATACAATTATTACACACGCAGGTAATATGTATTTAGTAACAACTACTGGTTCTTCTGATACGCCACCTACTAATACATCAGGATCTAGTGGTGCGCTATCAGGAGGAGCTTTAATTGTAAGTTATATAGGTAAAGCTACAGTTACTGGAACACAATGGACGCCTGCTACAACTATAGCAGTAAATACCGCTATATATTGGGGTGGGAACCTTTACAATACTACAACAGGTGGGAATACAGATGCAACAACACCTCCTACACACACATCTGGCAATCAAACTAATGGCTCAGGAACAGCTGCATTTAGATTTATTTCATCTTATTACAGTCCAGGAACTCCTTGGATGCCTAATGTAACGTATCCTCAATATTCACGAATATACTCCAGACAAAATGTATACTTAGTAACATCTGCTGGATCATCTACGGTTGCCCCATCAAGTATTACTTCAGAAACGCTATCAGGCGGAAGTGGTAATTTATCTGTATTATTTATATGCAACATTGGGTCTAAGTATGTAATTAATGTTGATAATATTTTGACAGTTCAGCCAGTAAATGCATACGCTACTCAGATAAAATATCTGAATACGAATGGGGATGTAACCAATATTAATATCAACTCTGTATCTCCGGATTCTACATATTCTACTCATTTTTCAATAATGGAATCATTTAATAATATGGCAAAAAGAAGATACGCAGGAAGTTTAGGTACATACGGGCTATCACTATCATACAACGGTGCTTGGTTCCCGAACTTAATATCGTCTGTGTTCATGTCTTAATCTAACCAGCCATAACGAATCAGAGCTCACCTTAACGGGTGGGCTTTTTTTTGTACCTTTGCGATATGATTGACAAGGTTAGACAAACTGTTATGTATGTCTTGAATAAAGACAACAATGGGTACATCACCCCTGATGAGTTCAATAAGTACGCCGATATGGCTCAGAATGAGATATTCCAAGAGTATTTCGGCAGGTACAATGACTACAAGAACAAATTGAAGCTGGGCCGAGTAAACTCAGGCTATGCAGACATAGTAAGGCAAATGGAGCAGACTATTGATTATTTCACATCTAATACAATTTGTGCTAAAGCATTTTCTCCTGCAAAATTTGCTGTTACTGTACATCCTACAACCGGTGCTATTTTAAATGTTGACATACTTTCACCTGGCGCAGGGTATGACCAGACTTTAATAGCTTCTCCATTGGTTATAATATCATCAACGGGTCCTACAGTGCCTGCAAATATAACATACACAACCGATGCATTAGGGAATGTAATAAATACAGTTATCATATCGCCTGGATCCGGGTATGCGAATGTAGTAACAGCAATAGCAGACAATACAGGTAACGCAGGCCAGTCGTATGACCTTCCTGCGGATTGGTTCCTTATAAATGCAGTATATTTAAATGGCAAAGAGGTGCAGCCAGTATCTCAACAGAAGCTATACTATCTTTTAAACTCAAATATAACGGCACCTACAGAAACATTTCCATCGTATGTAATGCATGGAAATTCTATGCAAGTGTATCCATCTTCAATACAAGATGATCTTGAATTATTTTATATCAGATACCCAAAAACTCCAAATTGGACTTATACTTTAATTTCAAATGGGCAACCTGTTTTTGATTTTAGTTCTACATTGTATCAAGACTTTGAGGTAGCTGAAACTGAGTATGTTAAGTTAGTTTTAAAGATATTGCAATATTGTGGGGTACAAATACGAGAACAAGAGGTTGTTACATACGCAGCTCAACAAGAACAGATTACACATCAAACTGAAAAACAATAACATTGACAGATCAACAATATTACAGCAATAGCACTAACTTTGGAAGCTACCAATATGTATCTCTAGCAGACATCGTCAATAATTTTATGTTGATGTATGTAGGAGACGAGATGCAGGTTTCATATAATACGAATAGGTATAACGTCATCTTTCATGCCAAGAGGGGCATTCAAGAGCTTAATTATGATGCCTCAAGAGAGATTCTTACAATGGAGGCAACTTTAACTGATAGCTTAAAATTAGTACTCCCTTCAAATTACGTTAATTACGTTAAGGTTAGCAAAAATGTCTCTGGCATTCTAATGCAGATATTCGAATCTCCTAGAGCTAATAGAAGCGAATCATTGTTAGCTGACTTTGATGGGGACATTATATACGATTATCTTGGTAATTCATTAAATGTCGAAGGATTACTTACACAAAATGCTTTAAACGGAATGCCTTTACAATGGTCTCCGTACAATTACTGGGGATGGTTCATAAACGATCAGTGGTACTTCCCTCAGAACATGGTAAGATACGGGCTTAACACAGAGGAGGCTAATAGTAACGGTACATTTCGTGTGGACAAGTCTGCAGGGGTAATGAATTTTAATTCATCGCTGTCAGGAAGCAGTATAGTAATTGAGTATATATCAGATGGGCTTAGTTTCGACGATAATAATATTATGATCAACAAACTGGCAGAAGAATATATCTACGCTTACATAAAATGGGCTTTAATAAGTGCAAAATCAAATGTTCAAGAGTACGCTATTTCACGAGCAAAAAAAGATAAAATGACCGCATTAAGAAACGCCAAAATAAGGCTCAGTAATATGCATTCGGCTAGATTGTTAATGACACTAAGAGGTCAAGATAAATGGATTAAATAATGAAGATAACCAATACGTTTATAGGTGGGAAGATGAATATGGATATTGATCAAAGGCTTTTGCCTAAGGGTCAGTATTTCAAGGCACTTAACATAGAGGTTATTAACTCTGAAAATGAGTCTAACAATCTAGCATATGGAGACTCAGGCACTTTAAGGAACTCTTTGGGGAATAAGCAGCCCGTAAGTGGGACTAACGCAACTCTTAATGTTACAAATATTTCTGGTGCAGCACTTGTCAGTCCTAGATGCATAGGAGCCTGCGTAAACAACCAATCAAACTCTATTTACTGGCTAATTACGTCAACATACGAGGATTTGATAGTAGAGTACCTAGACACACCTAATGTTATTCCTACTGCAGGCACTGCAGGCACTGCTGGTGCTATTTCATATATCGCCAGAGCGGTTAAGCCTACATCTACGGGAAGTGGGAAGTACTTCAACTTTAACATAAACTACCCTGTCACGGGGATAAATTACTTCAACGGGTTCTTGATGTGGACTGACAATCTGAACCCCCCAAGGATGATAAACGTCAACACGTTTAAAACGTGGACAACG